ACCGCGCCATCTGCGCCTGCGACTTCCTCTCCCGCCGCTCCCGCTTCCTCTGTAACGGCGAACACCGCTCCATCAAGTCCTGCGCCTGCGGATACCGCGCCTACTACCAGCGTTGCGCCTCCCGGCGTTGTATCGGGAAGCGTTACGGGCGTTCCGGCGACAACGACTGATGGAATAACAGGAGCAAATGCGGCTTCTCCTACTTCGCATTATACCGATGCTGCGGCTGCGGCTGATGCGGCTACGGCTGCGGCGCATATGAATGCGCTTTCCAATCCGAACGCGACGGCTCCTACCGTGTCACCTCCTACGGGTAAACTTACAAATCAAGACCCGACATATTCCAACGATCAGGCAATGGCGACGGCGGATGCATCGAGTATTACCGCTCCGACAGTTTCATTGGCTCCTACGCCTTCGGTAACGGAAAGTCCGCTCGGCCCTGTAGGCGTTCCTGCGGCTCCCGCCGCGCCTGCCGCGCCTGCCGCGCCTGCCGCGCCTGCGGCTCCCGCCGCTCCCGGCGTTGCTGCTGACGGTCAAGGCGGCATAGGTTCAGATACGGGCGCTGCTGGCCACGTCACGACTGGAATGCTTGCTCCATCACTATCAGCCGCACTTGCTCAAGCTATGGCTCAATCGCAAGCTATGGATGCTGCGGTAGCGAATATGGGCGTTACAGCGAACGCCGACAACGGCGTTACGTCTCCCGGCCTTGGCGTTAATGGCATTGGCTCGGACGCGGCAACGTCTGGAGACGAGGGCGTAGGCGTTGGTAATGCGGTCGGTACAACGGCGGGTTCCGATGCGGCGGCTACAACATCGGACGGCGTTGCTGGCGCTAGCGCTGGCGATACTGGTGTAAGTCCTGGCGTTGCGGCGGCATCGGACGGCGAAAGCGGAGCAACCGGCGCGGCGGCGGGAGACGGATCGAATGGCGGCGATGGCGCAACGGGGGCGGGTTCGGCAAGCGCGGGCGATGGCGGTGGCGCAGCATCTGGTGCGGGAGACGGAGGTTCTAGTGGCGCTGCGTCCGGTGCGGGAGAAGGCGGGACTGCGGCGGCTGGCGGTGACAGCGGCGGGGATAGCGGCGGCGATAGTGGGTCTACAGGCGGCGACGGTGGATCGTCGGGCAGTTCGGGTGGCGACGGCGGCGGGTGGGAGCGAGGCGGCTTTCTTCATGCCGAGATGAAGGTTTCGCGTCGTCATAAAGCGGATGGCGGCGATGTTGAAAACGCCGTGAGATTAGCGCGTCAGGTTCTCAAACGAAAGAAAGCGGCTTAGCCATGCACAACGGAGATACGCAAGATTTTGGATGGGCGCTTGCCGCTTTAAAGCGCGGCGAACGGGTTTCCCGTTCTGGTTGGAACGGAAAGGAAATGTGGCTAGCTTATGTCCGCGCCGGATGGTCGGCAGACCATAATGTTGCGGCGATTGTTCCAGAAAGCACTTTGCCATTTATCATTATGTACACGGCTGACAAAAAGTTCGTCCCGTGGCTGGCGTCTCAAACCGACGTGTTGTCGGACGATTGGGGTTCTGTTTCTAAGGGATAAAAGCCATGTCTGAACACGCCGATAAGTACAACAGTTCGCATCGCAAAGAGCGCGTCGAACACGTCCTCAACTCAACCAAAGGCGGCAAGGTTGACGCCTCCGGTTATGAGGTTCCTGGCGAACTTCATACGGAGGAAAAAACCGGGCCATGCCAGCCTAAGCCTCGCGCGTTCGCCAAGGGCGGAAAGGTCGAAGGCCACAAGGCGCATCATCATGCGGGGCGGAAGTCTCGCGGCACGGGCGGACCTACGGCGGCGCAACAGCTTGCTCCGAATGTCCCGACTGGCGGACTGTATGGATCGGGGTTCCAGCCTACGCACGCGGGCTTGATGGCCGGGGCTGGCGGGTTGAAGAAGGGAGGTATCGCCAATGAGGTTACGGGAGTTCGCATCACTGGCGACCGAAAGGCGCGCGCGGATGGCGGGGCGGCCAATTTCCACGCTACGCGACCAGGGGATACTACTCGGAGCTTCCCTTCATATGAAGAGGCTCATCGTTTCGCGATGAGAGAGGGCGACAGAAATAAATTATGGCAGATTAGCCCTAGACCAGAACAAACGCCTAGCGAATCCTTGCCACCATCGGATCGCAAAGCTCGCGCCGATGGCGGCAAGGCTCAGCGACATAACGGCGAATCGAAAGCGGAATATCGTATCGACGAACAGGATCGCAAAGCTCGCGCGGAAGGAGGGCGTGCCGGCAAGGGCAAGACGAACATCAATATCATTATCGGCGGACCGAAAGAGGACAAGCCGCCTATGGGTCCGCCAATGGGCCCGCCCATGCCGCCTCCGGGCCGTCCTCCTATCCCGCCGGGCGCTATGGGCGCTATGCAACCTCCCGGCATGGGCGGCGGTCCTGCGGGCGCTGGCGGGCCTCCTCCTATGCCGCCGCAAATGCCTCCGGGAGCGGGGCGGTAACCATGAAGCGCGATGGAGATTATCAGGTCAGGAAAGATGCACTTTCATTGGCTGCCGAAGCCTTCAAATCTGGGGCTGTAAATCACGAAAACGCTTCTAGTGATTTATGGTGTTTAGCTGTGTTTTTCGAAAGTTATCTGCGCGAAGGTTCGCGTGGAACGCGGCGGGAATTTGGCCCAAAGGGACCGACCAGCTTGAAATTGGCGTCTAAAAGATCATCGATAGGATGTCGCAACTAATGTCCCTATCCTATTCCGCCGCCGTCATCAAAGAACACGCATCAATGATTGAGCAAAGCATTGATGACTTGAAAAGCGCCCTCGCTAATCGCGGGGCTGTTCCCGATCATTCAACTTACAGTTTTTTGGTTGGGAAGATTGAAGGGCTTAGGCTTGCGCTTGAGCTTTGCGACGATGCTGTGAAGAAGGTTAACGAAAACTGAGAGGCTAGATTATGCCCGCGATGGTTATGCAGCATGAAATCGATCCAAGAGAGGCGCTTATCAAATCTCTCGGCAATTTGGACGATGTTGACATTTTCAACAATCAAATTCTCGTCGCCGTCTATCAGCGCGGCGCAAACGGTCCTAAGAAAACCACAGGCGGGATTTTCCTGCCAGATCAGCACTTGGAAGAAGATCGCTTCCAGTCGAAAGTCGGCGTCATCGTCAAAATGGGCGAAAGCGCATTTCACGACGCAAGTGGCGTTTGGTTCAAGGGGATCAAGTTTAATCTCGGCGATTGGGTAGTTTATCGCGCTTCTGACGGTTGGAGTTTGTCGGTTAACAAGGTTTTGTGCCGATTGCTTGATGATACCGTTGTTCGCGCTCGCATTCAGCATCCCGATATGGTTTGGTGAGCAAGATCATGGCCGAAATCAAAGAAGTTGACGCAAAAGAGCCTGAAATCATCGTCGAAGAAGCGCCCAAACGCGCGGTATCGACCGAAGAAGGTATCGACGAACTCAAAAAGCAGCTTGAAGCGGAGAAGGTAGCTCGCGCAACAGCCGAAAGAACGGCTCGCGAGGCCGCCGCACAGGCTCATACCGCCAAAAACGAAGTCGCCGATACGAATTTGCAACTCGTCACGAACGCTATCGAGACGGTCAAGGGCAATTCTCTGCAATTGAAGTCGGCTTACGCCGCCGCAATGGCGGCGGGAGACTATAACAAGGCCGCAGACATTCAGTTGGAAATGTCTACGAACGCCGCCAAGCTTTTGCAGCTTGAAAACGGCAAACAGGCAATGGCCGAACGGCCAAAAACCCCGCCTCCCGCCATTGATCCGGTCGAAGACTTGTGCGCGAGGCTTCAACCGCGATCCGCTGCATGGGTTCGGGCGCATCCTGAGTGTGCAACCGATCCAAAAATGTTTCGAAAGATGATTCGCGCGCACGAGGACGCGCTTGACGACGGATTGACGGCAGAATCCGAGGATTATTTCAAGGCGGTGGAGCGCAGACTAGGCTACGGCAAGGTCGAACAGGCTGAAGATAACGAAGACGGCACGGAACTGGCGGCAAAAGCTGTTTCGAGGAGATCTTCGCCGGCTGCGGCTCCGGTAAGCCGATCATCGCCGTCGTCGAATGGGTCAAGTCCGCGAGTTATTCGGTTGACTGCCGATGAGCGCGAGATGGCCCGGCTTAATAAGATGACGGATCAAGAATACTACGAACAGAAGCAGAAGATTTCCAAGGATACGAGGTATAATTGATGGAAACCGATTACGGCGAGTTGGCTGAAAACGCGATGATAAAAGCAGGTTGGAAAATAAATCCTAATGCAGCGTCGGACGCTCTTAGGGAGTTTGTGCGATTGTATTTGGATACATACGCAGAAACGCAGACACATCCTACCGTTGCTCAAGAGGCGTGGGTCATTATGAAAGCCAAAAACATTTGGCTGGATTTCAACTTTGATGAGGCAAAATAATGGAAGGCGTAGATAGACCGCAAACCTACGGCGAGCGCGCCGTTGGTCTAAGTTTCAATCCGTCGAGCAATGGCGATGTTGACAAACTCAAGCGCCTCTATGCCGACATAATCGACCACATGGACGATTTCCGCAAAGGTTACATCAAGCGGGGAGACAATCCCGAAATGGTGCGTCTTTGCTCAATCGCCATCACCGAAGCTCAGACTGCGCAAATGTGGGCTGTCAAAGCCGTTACTTGGAGGGGTTGATTATGGACGAGAAAGTCAAACCCGCTCAGCGCCCCGACATGCGATCAACCGATCCCCGCCGAGACGCGGCAGAACGAACGCGGCAAATCCTAGAACACGTCGGAAACTTCGGAGAACAGGCCGGCGATTTCGACTTCGATCAATCCATCGTGCCTGACGGATGGTCCTACGAATGGAAAGAGCTAACCGTCATGGGTATGACGAACGCGGCTCGCCAGATTGAGCTTTCGCGCTTTGGTTGGGATCCGGTGCCGACTTCGCGTCATCCCGAAATGATGCCTGTTGGCTCGACGGACAAAAACATCGTCCGTAAGGGCCTGCAGCTTATGGAGCGTCCTGCGGAAGTTACCGATTTCGCCAAAAAGCAGGATTTGCAGGCGGCTCGGACGCAGATGCGATCCAAGAAAGAACAGCTTGAGGGCGCTCCCGTTGGGGCTTTTGAGGGCCACAACAAGGGAACGCCGATGGCGAAGATCAAGAGCGATTTCTCGCTCGCGATGAAGGTGCCGGACTAGCGTTTGACAACCCTCAGAAAACAGTGTAACCGCGTAACTACCTAATTTTGCGTCTAACGCACGTTAAAGCCTCCCCGGTGGCGGCTTCAAACCTTCCCACGGTTCTAGTCGGCCCGGCGCGCGATGATGAGCCTCCCTCACAGGGAGTTCCGTCATGGCGAACACGTTTGCGCCGACTGGATTTTGGCAGTACCAGGGGACCGGCACTACGCCGTCCTACGAACAGACCCAGCTTGCTATCGCGAGCGGCAATACCCAGCCCATCTTTTTCGGCGATCCCGTCACTCAGGCGGTTGGCGCTACCGGCCTCGGAACCGGCTATCTCGTCCAGGGGTACGGTCCCGTCACGCTGACGGTTGCCGCCACGGCGATCACCACGAACGCCACCACGGGCGCTCTGACCGTCACCTACACGGCGACCACGGCGACGGGCGGCGTGGTTCCGACGACTTGGGCTCCCCCGGTTGGTTCAACCCTGATTATCACGGGTTCGACCATGACCTCTGGCAACCTCAACGGCACATATACCGTCACGTCGTCGTCCTCCACGACTGCGGTTTGCGCCAACGCCGCCGCGACGATCAACGGAACTTCGTCCGCGTCCGGTACGGTTACGATCATTACCCCGATCACGGGTATCTTCGTCGGCTGCAAATACCTCTCGACGGCGAACAAATATACGTCCTTCCGCAACTACTGGCCCGGCTCTGACGCCAACGGCGACGTGACGGCTTATGTCATCACCGATCCGAACGCGCAGTTCGAGGTTATGACCGGAAACAGCAACACGACGGCTACGGCCTTCGGCCTATCGAACGTCGGGCAGAACATCGGCTTCCACTACAATCAGTCGGGCGTCACGACGACGAACGGCAACACGGCCAACGGCCTCTCAACATTCCTGGCTGACCAGTATTCCCTGATCGGAAACTCTGGCGTCGGTCCTGCGGGAAATGCGTTCCTACCGTTCCGCATCATCGCCTTGAAAAACTACGTTCCAGGGGCAACCAGTCCTCTAGCGTCAATCAACGGCAATGATTCGACGACGGCTTACAACCGCATCATCGTGGGCTTTAACAACGCCCTTCCCCGTTCCTTCGCCGGCATCTAACTAGGGAGTAAGGCAGATGGCTGTTAACCTCAGTTCAATCAAAGACCTTCTTCTCCCCGGTCTGAGGGGCGTCGAAGGAAAGTACGAGATGATCCCGTCTCAGTACGACAAGGTTTACGCGAAGCACGATAGCAAGCTCGCGTTCGAGCGAACGGCTGAAATGCGATTCCTCGGCCTTGCCCAGCTCAAAACCGAAGGCGGCCAAACCGCCTTCGATAACGGCGCTGGCGAACGTTACATCTACAACCAAGAGCACGTCGAGATCGGCCTTGGCTATGCAATCACGCGCAAGGCCATCGACGACAACGTTTACAAAACGCAGTTTCATCCTTCCAATCTAGGGCTTATCGAAAGCTTCCAGCAGACGAAGGAAATTTACGCCGCAAACACCTTCAACACGGCGCAGACCTATAATACCCAGGTCGGCGGCGATGGCGTCGCGCTCTGCTCCACGGCTCATCCGTCCGACTACGGTTCTCTCGCGAACACGTTCTCGACGCAGGCGGACCTCAACGAAGCAACCATGCTCAACGCAATGGTCGCCGTCCGCGTCAACTTCCGAGACCAGGCCGGCCTCAAAGTCTTCGCGCGCGGTCGCAAGCTGATCGTCCCGCCGCAACTCGAACCCGTCGCCATCCGACTGACCAAGACGGAACTGCGCCCCGGCACCGCCGACCACGACGCGAACGCCATCCATACGACCGCAGGCGGCCTCCCCGAAGGCTACATGGTCATGGACTTCCTCACGTCATCCTACGCATGGTTCGTCCTCACAAACATCGACGGCCTCGCCTACATGGAGCGCGTCAAGTTCGAGACGGATATGCAGGTAGACTTCGTCACCGATAATCTTTTGGTGAAAGCATACGAGAGATATAGCTTCGGCTATTATAATTGGCGAAGCCTGTTTGGCAGTTTTCCTACCTCTTAATTTTTCTTTGTCAGGTCTTGCGTGATGCTTGACGAAACCGACAACTCCGTTTATTGTGCGTTCTCTCTGGAAGAGAGAGAAGGCGCTATGACGAAGTCTGTAAACCTGACCAGAGAGGAAGTTGCGCAGTACATTTCGTATGATCCTGAAACCGGCGTCATGCTTCGCCGAGAACGTTCGGGGCAACGCGGTAAGGTTGGGTCGGATGCTACGACTGTCCGAAAAGCTACAGACGGTCGCGGTCAACATACGTTTTATCGTTGGGTTTGGTTGCATGGTGTACCGATCCCGGCGGCGCGCATAGCTTGGCTTCTGGTGCACGGAGAATGGCCTAAGACTAGGGTTCTATTCGAGAACGGCGATACGTTGGATATCAAGATTAAAAACCTGAAGGAAGGCGAGTTTAAGTCTGTCCGTCTTGAAGGAAAAAAGCATTCTACGCGGTCATCCGAGGATGGCCGGGCGTATTCGCTGAAAAACGTTTACGGAATGACGCTTGGCGAGCATGAGCAAATGCTTGTCTCTCAAGGTAGAGTTTGTAAGGTTTGCGGCAAAGAAGAAAGCCGCAGACACAAGGTTGATGGTTCCGCCGTCGCCCTTCACGTTGACCACGACCACGCGACCGGGAAAGTTCGTGGTCTGCTTTGCCACAAATGCAACGTCGGCCTTGGGTCATTTAACGACGATCCCGCGCTCCTTCGCGCCGCAGCCGATTACCTCGACAAACACAAGGATGCTTCTAATGTCATACCGATTGAAGGGGCCGCCTAAATGAGCATCAGCGCGTTTCAAGGGCCTGTCGTAGCTTATGGGCAAGTTCCGAACTTCGGATATGTCCCTGACTACAACCCCGAGCTTGGACCATCGCTTTCGTATGGCGGCTACCATATCCTTGATCCTAGGCCGGCGTACACCTACGATCCGGGCCAGAACTTTGGCGCTCCGACGTTGGGTTGGTTGGGAACAACCAAGATCAACACGATGAACGTCATTCCGATGACGAAATCGAACACGATCATTGCGGCTGCGGCGAACGTCACGGCGGGAACTGCGATGATGCTGGCCTCTACGACCGTCTCGGGTCTTGCGGTCGGCGTCAATGGCACGCTATTCGGCGGCCTTACTACGTCCTCGCTGACGAACGCTTTGTGCATTGATCCTCTTGTTGCGTCGGTAACGGCGAACCTGACGAGCGGATCGAATGTCATGACCGTTACGGCGGTCGCGGCGGGTGGCGGCGCTTGCTATAATCGTTTGGCTATAGGCATGGTCTTGACCGATAGCACGACGGCGGCGAATATCCCGACTGGCGCTTATATCGTCGGCTACGGCACGGGCAATGGCGGCATCGGAACCTATTTCCTGAGCGCCAATGCGACCGCGACGGCAACGAGCGACACGGTTACAGGCATCTTCACAGGTATTCTTGGCGTCGCGCCGGGTACGGGTCTGCTCGCGAGGGGAACGCTGAACGCTCTCCCCTATGGGTCTGCTGGGACTGTCATGCTTTGGCTTCCCGAGGCCATGTGTTCGCGGGCTATTTCGATCACGTCCACCACGTCTCAGGTGGCGGGCAACGTCTTTACGGTTGTCGGGGCTGATGTGTATGGAACGTCGATGACGGAAACGATCACGACTTCCGGCACGTCGGCGACGACAACGAACGGCGTCAAGGCTTGGAAGTATATCCAGAGCGTGACGCCGAGCAAAACGGACGGAACCGGCTCTTATTCGGTTGGAACGCAGGATATCGTCGGATTTCCAATACGGTCTGACAACTTTACGCCTGTTGTCGGGACGGAATGGGACGTGAGCTTGTATTTCAACTCCGCAGGCATTGCGTCTTCGACCGGATATACGGCTGCGGTCACGACCACGCCAACGGCTTCGACGGGCGATGTGCGTGGGACTTATGCGCTGCAAACGGCCTCCAATGGCACGCTGCGATTGATTGTTACGCAGTCACCTAACCCCGCCGCAATGGGCGTCGGAACTCTTGGCGTAGGCCTGTTCGGCCAGCCTCAGTACGCTACCCTGTAAGGAGGGCAGACACATGGTTGAAGCTTGCACCAAGGCCAAGATTGAGGCGCATATCCGCAAGCATCGTGCGAGCGGCGGCAAGGCGGCTCACGAACAGCATGACAAAGGCAAGGGCGCGGAATCCGCCGATAGCGGCGATGACGACGCCGAGAAGGATTTGAAGGACGATCCGAAGGATATGTCCGCACCGAACAACGTCGGCAAGGAAGCCGAAGAAATGAAAGCCAAGAAGGGCGGACGGATCAAACGCGCTCATGGCGGCAAGGCTCACAAGGAAGTCGGCATGGAGGGCATGGAAGCTCATCATCACGCCGGCCGCAAGCGTCGCGCGTCTGGTGGCGGATGCGAGGCCAGTCCGTTCACCTCGGCTTTGAAGGGGACCAATCCCAAGGGACGGTCTACCGAGCGCGAAACCAAGGGCTACGACGAGTAAGGACAGCCAATGCGCCCTGTTGTCGTGACCGTGGGGCCGCTTGTTGCGGCCTCCGCGAACAATATCGCCACGTCTCAGACGATCCCTACGGGCGGCGGTACGGTCGCGCTTAATGGCACGTTGGCGTCCAGCACGTTTGTCGGGACAGGCTCGATTGGCTCGGGCAATGTGCTGACGATTTCGGCTGTGACCTCTGGGTATCTCAATCGCGGGTTTCTGCTCAACGGCCTTGGTGTTTCGGCAAATACCCAGGTTACGGGCCTGCTTTCCACCACGACGAACCAAGCCGGGACTTATACCGTTAGTGCGTCTCAAACGGTATCATCGACCACGATCTACGGTAACACCGTCGTCACGCTCGATACGGCCAGGCGCATTGGGATTGCGTCGAACGGAAACGATAGCGGAATTACGTTCACGATTACCGGCTTGGATTGGGCTAACGCGCCTATTTCGGAAGTTGTGACGGGAGCGAGCGGGGCTACCGCATCTTCTGTTTTGGATTATTTGGTTGTCTATTCCATTGTCGCGTCTGCGGCGACGGCTTCGACGATTACGGTTGGCACGACTTCGGTTGCGGGTTCGCCTTGGATCAGGTTCGACGAATGGGCGCTGGCAGGCGTTACGGCTCAGTTTGTCGCGGTCGGGACCGTCAACTACACTTATCAGACAAGCGGGGATGACATAGAGTACCTTGTAAGCCGGGCTTCTTTCGTGTGGGATAGCACGGGCGTTTCAACCAACGTTGTCGGCGCGACGACTACGCAGACCATAGCGGGCAATCCTCCTCCTCGATATGGGAGAATTTTGCTCAATAGCGGAACCGGGTCTGTTCGAGCGAACATCATGCAATCTGGCGTGGCTCCCGTCTAATGGCGTCGTCGAGCGGGACTTACTCGTTCAATCCGTCGATTGCTCAACTTACCATCCAAGCTTTCCATATGTGCGGCATTCGCCCTACGGCGTTGTTGCAAGAGCATATGGAAAGCGCCAGAATGGCGGCTAACTTTGTCTTAGGGGATTGGGCGAATAAAGGCGTCAATCTCTGGAAGGTCGCGCCAACTACAGTCAATTTCGTTCAGGGAACCGCAACATATTCGGTCAGTCCGAACTTGGTTGAAATCCTCGATCTCTACATGACCGTCCCTGGCGGCGCGGCGAACACGAACCGCTATCTTTTCCCTGTCTCTCGGACGGAATATGTTAGCTATCCAAATCCGACGCAGCAAGCGCCGCCAACGGTTTATTGGCACAATCGCACGTTGACGCCGACTATCAACTTTTATCCCGTTCCTGACGGTAACGAGGTTTCGTTCACTTATTATGCCGTGTTGCAAATTCAGGATGCGGCGTTCACAAATGGTCAGGTGGCGGACATTCCTTATCTTTGGTTAAATGCTTTTGCTAAGGGTCTGGCGGCTGAGCTTGCGATTAGCTGGGCTCCAGAGCGCGCAATGGGACTTTCGGCGGCGGCTACGGCGGCTTGGACGGCGGCGGCATTGACGAACACGGAAAATAGTGATTTTTATGTTTCTCCTCAACTATCGGGGTACTATAGGTAAATGGCTTACGCCAGTCGCGCCGGCAGAGCTAGAACAAATGCTCGCTCGCCGGAAGCGCATGCTATTTGCGACCGTTGCGGATTTCGTTATAACCACGTCGATCTAAAGTATCAGTACGACTGGAATGGTACGAAGCTGCAAAATCTCCGCATTCTAGTTTGTGATCGGTGTTACGATACTCCGCAAGAGCAAGCCCGATCTATTTTTATTCCTGCCGATCCGCTACCTATTATCAATCCAAGGCCGGAGTTCTATGTCGCCGATGAAGGGCCTCAAGGCGTAACCTATTCGCCAACAGGCTATCCAAACGAGCTTTTGTTCCTTTGCCAGCTTAGCAGCATTGGCGCGCTTCCAAACCTACCTAGGACGCCTCCTGCTGGCGGTGGTCTGTATTGGGTCGATACGGCTAATCCATATTCTGCGAACGGCGTTGCCGGGGTTCTGTGCGTAACGGCGGGCGGTCGATATCCATTGCCGACGACCGTCCCGCTCACTTCTGGAACCTATTGGAGTGACGGCGGGGTTGTCTCTGTGACGCCGGGAGGATCATACACAACGGTTGTACCGGCCTCGATGCCGCTTTACCCGAATAGGCTTTGGATCAATGGAGGTATCTTTTGCGTAAGCTGACGGTTTTTGCCGCTTCTTTGCTCGCATCGTCGGCTATGGCGCAAACTTATCCGTCTCCGACGTTCAACAATCTTACGGTTACAGGGACGGCTACATTGCCTGCCGGAACGGCGGTGTCTAATGGCGCTACTCCGCATTTCGTAAATACACCCGCAGTCCAGGCAATCACAAACACGACGTTGTACCCGGCGATCATTCGTGACAACTACGCGACCTCAGGCGACGGCGGGACTGCGTGGTATAACCTTACAGTCGGCGGAACGTGCGCCAATGCTGATAACGGCGCGCAAATCCAATCTGTAGCAGGATGCTATGTCGCGGACTTTAGTAAATTCTCGGCGACGCCTAACATTTGGGGCGCGCCAACGGGTTCTGCCTCGACAACGCAATTCACTGCAATCATGGCTGCGCTTGGTACGGCCGGCGGGACGCTGCATATTCCGGCAGGGTTAAACTACACGGCCTTCGTATCGGTTCCGGCAGACGTGAGGATCGAATGCGACGGCGACAGCGCATCCGGGTTTGTTGCGCCGTCGATCAATGGAACTCCAGTCGTCACGCTCAACGGAAACCACGCCGGTATTTATCATTGTTTGGTGAACGGCGGGGCGCTCGCGCCATTTACCCGGCGCAGCGATGGCATCCTGATTAACGCGGGCGTCCAGTTCGCGGAAGCGAAGTACAACGAAGTCATAGCTACTTCTGACAACGGGATCGAAGACGCAGGTATAAACACAGACATTGATGCGAATTACGTCCATGATGTTTTTACAAACTGTTACTACTCCTTCGGCACGCCGGGGCAGTTCGCGCAGGACGGGAATTGGCACAACAACGTTGCGCGGGCGTGTTCAAAGATCGTGCCATTTGTAGGCCAGGGATACATCAGCGGGACCACGCTAACAATCCTGTCTGTCACATCGGGACAGGTCGCGGTCGGGATATCGCCGATAACTCAGGACGTCGTGACGGGGGCCGGCGTCGCGGGGTCAACGAACCTGACCTCGGTCGGCACCGGGACCGGCGGCGTTGGAACCTACACCGTCAACAACTCACAGACGGTTGGGTCGGCGGGGTCGCCGGTCGCGATCACGATTACTTACCCGAGGCTCTGGGATGGGTTCGATCTCGACCCGTGTCATTCCGGGTTCAAACTCTACAACAATCGGGCTTACGGGAACGATTTCATCATTGCCGGGGCCTATTCCGCGCCGTCCGCGACTTGTGGCTTGGCCTTCGGCGATCAGATCAACGAAAATTGGTCCTATAGCAGCGTAGAGAACGGCATCGCGCTGCTCGGGCAACTTCGCGACGAGCAGGTCAACGGGAACCATGTCATGACCCCAACGGGTTGGGGTATCTACACTAACACCGCGGGATACGCGCAGTCGCGCATTGCGCTCAACCACAACACCGTCGTCGGCTCGACGAAGGACGGGATTTATCTTGCGAACTTCCTCAGTGGAGTGACAGGCGGACCCGTTGACTGGGATATAAGCAACAACCACGTCGAGAACGTCGGGGCGACTTTCAGCGGGATCACGATTTCCAGCGGGGCGACGCTCATCTACGGTACGGGGAACGTCATCATCCCCGGATCGGGCGCTTACGCGATTGATAGCTCCGCTGCGGGTGTTGGCGTCGCTTTCACCGGCGGCTCGCTGACCGCAGGCGGAACGGGTATCGTCAACTACACGACGTCTGCGCAGCAGGCTTTTGAGTACATTCCAGGGTTCAACCCTACGGGGTATCTGAGCGGAGCGCCGTCGATCCCCGCGACGACGGTTGCGCAGACGAACACCTACCCGTTTCCTGTTAGCATCTGCATCACCGGCGGCGCGGTTTCGGCGCTTGCAGTTGGTGGAACCACAACGGGTTTGACGATCGGTTGCTTGACGGTTGGCCCAGGGCAGACATGGACGCCGAGCTATACCGTCGCGCCGACCGTCAAGTGGTTTGGGCTATGACAAATCCTAACACAAATGCTCTGACGTATAATATGTACGTCACGCAAATATGCACGATGGCAGTTCTAAACTATTCGACGGTCGGAGGCGTGGTGACGCCCGTTGACACGGCTGCGCAGGCCATGATTCCGTCTATGCTGAATTATGCCGAGTTGCGTATTCAGCGTGATTTAGATTTGTTAAATTCTGTCGTTGTCAACATGACTTATAATCTTACGGCAGGAACGAATACGCTTGCGGTTTCTGTTAATGATCTACAGACGATACAAACGGTTTCTTATACGAGCGGAACTTCAAATGTGCCGTTGTTACCTACGTCAAAAGAGATAATTCAGAACACTTATAACGACAGTTCCTATACTGGTCCTCCTTTATGGCTCGCGGTATATGGTGGTGATCAGGCAACTGGTGGTAATACATCGGCAAACCTGCTTTTTGGTCCTTACCCTGACCAGAACTATGCCTTGACGATTACGGGTACGCAAAACTTGCAATCCCTTTATGCGACCGCTGGCACAAATGGGGCCGGAACGACGTATATATCAACAAATTACCCTGATTTGTTGATTAATGCTAGTATGGTCTATATTGCGCAATTTCAAAGAAACTTTTTACCTACTTCTAATGATCCAGAAATGCCGGGATCGTACGAAACTCAGTATCAAACGCTTTTGGCTAGCGCAAAGGAGCTTGAGAATAGAAAGAAATTCCGCGATGCGGCTTGGTCGTCGCAATCGCAATCGCCCGTAGCGACGCCGAGTAGATAACTCATGCCTCATAACGCGCTGAAAATCACCGGGGGAGTCGTAGTCAACGAGACAAATGCCCTGAATTCTGCTGGGATTTCTCAGACGCAGCTTGTGCGGCTCAAACCCGATCCGCAGGGGCTTACCCTAGTCGAAAAACTCGGAGGTTGGGCGAAGTTCTACGCGACGCAGATTACTTCGGTTGTCCGCGCGATTTGGGGTTGGGAAGACACTAACGCAAACAAATGGATTGCCTACGGGACATCGAATACGCAATCAACGTCGTTAGTCGCGATAACCTGTCTTACCAATGGCTCTGGGATAACTACCGCATCTACTAATGCAAATAATATTTATGATATCACACCTAAAGTCTCATCTGGCTATACGCGGGTAAACTTCGTCGCTGATCCGTCAGGATTTATAATTATAAAAAACAACTCTACATCTCCTCCAGCTGGAGTTACGCAGATATATGTTAGCACTCCCGTAAGTGTCGGCGGATTAGTAATTTTTGGTTTATATAATATATATTCTATTACCGCATTTGATATATATATCTATGCTTTAGACAAGTTGGATAATATAATTTATCCAAAATATACAACATTAACGTCACCTTTAGCTATAACTGGCGGATCGTCTTCTGTAAGTGGTAATTTAGCATCAATTACTTTTACATTTGCGTTGCAAACATCTCCGCCATTTTTGGTAGGAGAGGGAGTTTCTTATACGGGCATAAATCCGGTTGGATGGAATGGGTGCGGTATCGTTCAATCATGCACAGTTACATCTGTAATAATAAACGCATATCAATCGACGCCTGGAGCGTATGTTAGCGGAGGTAGTCTTTCTAATAGTGGATTGACTCCCGTATTTGTTCCTATTGACAATTCTGTTATAGTAATGGTTATATTAGCTGATCATGGATACAATGTTGGTGATACTTTTTCAATTCCAAATGAAGTATCTGTTGGAGGAAATTCGGTATATGGAAATTATATTGTTACGCAAGTACCTAATTACTGGTCATTCTATATAAATACTGAATATGTTTTTGGTACATCAGGAAGTCCAAATATTTTTACTGCGCATGGTGGCTCAAATATTATAATCGGCGGATCGTCAACAACTAGCGTTGTTACATTGAATATTGGATTGTCTCTAAGCCGGCCTAGCGTGCCGGTTTCGGGGGGAAGTTCAACAACTAGCGCCGTTACCTTACTTGTTCCATCGGACATAAATTTTACGTATGGAGCGGGAGCTACAATAACTGTCTCAGGAATAGTTTCTCCGGCTACGTGGAACGGAACGTACACTGTTATTTCAACAACATCTGGAAGCGTAACATATGCATTATCTGGAAGCGCCTTGTCATGGGGTTCTGGCGGTTCCATTGAAATAGAAGTTGTTCCATATGTTGGCTCATTTATAACGGTGAACGGGGTTTACCCGACATCGTGGAACGGAAGTTTTGTTGTATCCTCAGCGACAACGACAACCATAAGTTATGCGCTTTCTGGCAGTGCATTATCTTGGGTTAGTGGAGGTTCTGTATCCTTTGTCGGAGGTAATGCAACATTTGTTTATTCGGCACAAAATGTTGTTTCATCTGGGTACGTAAACCAAGGCGCGGTAAGCTCGAATATAAATGCAACAAATTGGGTGCTAGACAATTGGGGAGAAGTACTGCTAGCATGCCCGCTGGGCTATGCACCTACTAGTGTGTCTGGAACCAATGTTAACTATGGTCCAATATATGCTTGGGACCCAATATCGAGTGCGATGCAAATAGCGCCAATTACAAATTGCCCAATATTATCTACGGGTTTTTTCGTAGCTATGCCTCAAAGACAGGTTATCGCATGGGGGACGACGTTTTCCGGGATAATTGATCCGCTCTTGATCCGCTGGTGCGACGTATCTAACTACAATGTTTGGGTTGCCCAGACTACCAATCAAGCAGGATCGTATCGGTTATCGACGGGATCGGCGATCATCGGGGCCATTCAAGCTCAACAGCAAGGGTTGCTTTGGACGGACATTGGCCTATGGTCAATGCAGTACATTGGAACTCCATACGTCTATTCGTTCAACCAACTAGGCCAGGGATGCGGTCTAATCGCACGTCGGGCTATGGGCATTCTAGGCGGTATCGTTTACTGGATGGGGCGAAGCCAATTCTTCACGTTGAGCGGCGATGGCGTGACGCCGCTTCTCTGCCCGATATGGGACGTGGTGTTTCAAAATCTTGACCTCGCGAACCTGTCGAAAATCACATGCGCGCCTAACTCTCTATTCAATGAAGTGACATGGTACTACCCTGTAATTGGCGGAAATGGAGAGAACGCGGCATATATCCGGGTCAACACGGTACTTAACGCATGGGAGTTCGGCACGCTAGGGCGAACCGCGTGGATCGACAATAGCGTTCTCGGCCCTCCGATTGGTTACGATCCGGCCAACCAATATATATATCAGCACGAAATATCGCCAGACGCGGACGGCGCTGCGATGGTGTCGAGCTTTACGACGGGATATTTTGCCATCGCAGAAGGTGATCAAAAGGCTTTCTTGGATCAAGTATGGCCAGATTTCAAATGGGGCTATTACAGTCAATCTCAATTGGCCTCGATTAGCATTACGTTCAATGCGTGCGATTACCCTGGGCAGACACCGACGACTTACGGGCCGTTTACGGTTACGCAAGCCTCAACTTGGTTTAGTCCTCGCATTAGGGCGAGACTGATTTCGATTACGGTTTCGTCGAGTGATGCAGGGACGTGGTGGCGCATGGGGGCGCTGAGATACAGAGTATGCGCAGACGGGAAATTCTGATGGCGGCTTCTCTTTCCGATATTCTCACTGCCGCACAAAATATCGTCAAGGCGATCAACGGAGCTGCGCAGACTTATCTGAGTGTGCAAGGGACGGCGAATGTCGCCGGCATGACGGCGGCCACGGTCGTGAAAGCGTCGGCGGGGCGCGTTTGCACGGTTAGCGTGATTGTAGGCGGGGCTGCGGGGGCTATCTACGACGCCACGTCAGCAAGCGCGACAACAAACCAAATCTATGTCACGCCTACGACGGCGGGGGTATATGTCGTGAATATTCCGACGCAATACGGTATAGTGGTCGCGCCTGGATCGGGGCAGACGTTGACGGTGGGGTATTCGTGATCGCCGCTGAACACGCCCTCCGCATCGCCCGCGCGGAAGGTGGCGCAATCAAGTTGCACGTCGGGCCGATCCACTCGCGCGTGTCTGGGCGAACGGATCATCTGCCGGTTCACGTTCCGAGCGGGGCCTATGTCCTGCCAGCCGATATCGTCTCCGCAATGGGCGAGGGCAACACGGCGGCGGGGTTCGAGCACGTCAAGCGCATGTTCGGTGGCCTGCCCTACGGCGGGCATGGGCATATCCCCTACGCGGGCGGGAGCGGTCCTTATGGAAGTGAGCTACCGACGAAAGCGGACGGCGGGTCAATGAGCAATGTCGGCGCGCCAGTCCCCTGCGTCTTGGCCGGCGGTGAATATGTACTTTCGCCCGATCAGGTTATGACGGCTGGCGATGGCGACATGGATGCGGGACACAAAGCTTTAGATGGTTTCGTAAACCAATACCGCGCCAATACGATCAAGACGCTTAAAGGTCTGCCTGGGCCTAAGAAGGACTAATGGAAAACGAAATCACAGTCCGAACCGGAACGCCAGAGGACGTAATCCCAATGATGGATTTATCTTTGGCGGCATGCGAGGAAAATGGGCTTTCTCGACCAAACCCGGAAAAACTGCTTTCCGAGATTTGGTCGTCTCTAAATTTTCATCACGGTATCGTCGGCATAATCGGCGAACAGGGTAAACCGCTTGAGGCGGCTATACTTTTGAGGGTCGAAAGCCTATGGTACACGGATGATCTATCCTTGGTCGAAAGGGCTATTTTTGTTGCGCCTGATTTTCGCCAAGCCAAGGGAGGGCGTGCGGCAAGGCTTTGCGAGTTTGCAAAGAGCGCTGCGGAAAGGTTGAGCGTGCCTCTTGTGATTGGAATATTGAGCAATCAAAGAACTGAGGCCAAGCGGCGTTTGTACGAACGCTCTTTCGGTCCTGCGTCTGGTCATTATTGGATCGTTGGCGGCAAGACTGGTAGTTGGAAAGAAGGGGAGGTTTAATTGGGCGGGAAAACCTCGACCTCGACTTCCACCGTACAAGTTCCCCAGGACGTGCTCGCGCGTTACAATGCCGTCAACACGCAAGCTCAGGCCGCAGCTAACACGCCGTTTCAGCAATACAGCACGGACCCTAATGCGTTCGTCGCGCCACTGACGGGCACGCAGCAAGCGGGCATCCAAAATACGAACACTGCGGCGAACCAAGCCCAGCCATATTATTCAAGTGCTACCGGAAATTTGCTTGCGTCAGAAGGGATGTCTCTGCCAAATTATTCAACGGCTGCATCAGATATCACACAAGGTCAGAATTATTCTAACAACTTTCTTGGTCAATCTAACGATTATCTAGAGCAAGGCGCTCAGCAGGCGTATTCTGGCAATTTGCAGGCCGAAGGTCTTATAAATTCAGGAACTCAAGCGGTCAATGCCCAGCAAATCGGGGCGGATCAAATCAATCAATTTATGAGTCCGTATCTGTCCGACGTTGTAGGGTCGGAATCCGCTTTGCTAAATCAGAACAATCAGCAAGCTATGGCTGGTCAATTGGGCAACGCGATTACGTCTGGCGCATTCGGCGGGGATCGGGCCGGTATAGCGGCGGCTAATCTTTCGCAACAGCAAAACTTGGCAAATGCAAACATCTATTCCGGGTTGCTTAACACGGGATACAATACCGCTCTAGGAGCGGCGCAGCAACAGCAGGGTGTTAACCTCGGCGCGGCGCAAGCCAATCGCGCTGCGATACAGACCGGGGCGACTCAGGAAGCTGGACTAAGCCAACAGGCATTTAACGAAAATGCGGGGACTGCTGCCCAATACGCGACGAATGCGGCGGGTGTTGGAAACGCCGATTATCAAGCCGCGTCCGGATTGGGTAATATAAGCCAAGGTGAGTACAATATCGGTTCGGAAACATCTAATTCTCTTGCGGGTTTGGGCGCGGGCGCACAATCTGCCGCATTGCAGGGCGCTACAGCTCAGTTGACTGCCGGTCAACAGGAACAGGCAACGCAACAGGCCGGCCAGACTGCGCTTTACAATCAATTTCTGCAACAGCAGGCGTATCCTTTCCAGACGGCGCAGTTTGCGGCAAATGTCGCGGAAGGGACGGGATCGCTTTCCGGTTCGACGACTTCGACCACGCAGCCTACCGGCTTGTTTGGAAATCTGCTTTCGGATCGTCGCGCAAAGACGGATATCCGCGAAATGGGCCGCGCCAAGAACGGCCTGAAAATCTACTCGTTCAAATACAAGGGCGATCCTGAAAAAGTCACGCATATCGGATTTATGGCCGATGAGGTCGAGAAAAAGCATCCCGAGGCGGTCGGATTGGCCGGCGGATTGAAGACGGTTGATTATGACCGCGCCTCGAAATCTGGCGGCGGCGGACTGGTGTTTGATCCGAACTCTGGCGAATATGGTCTAGGGTCAAACGGAACTCCTGGTAGCGGAACCTACGTTCCGGCTCCGCAGCAATCGGCGGCTCGCCGTATTGCGTTCCAGCACTCGCCTACGCCTCCGCAAATGCAGGGCCTTGGGCAACTTGCCAATCAATATCAGCAGATGAAGGGGCTGTATAACGATGGCACGCAAATTTATGATGCGGGCAAGAGCGTCGTTTCCGGTCTTGGGGCGGCGATGGCTCCGACTTACTCTCATGGCGGACTGGCGCTTAAGCGTGATGACGGTGGTTATATCGATGATCCTTATCAGAGCGATGCTGCGTTGCAGCAGCGTGAGAAGGGTCTAGCCGCCGGCGAAAAGGTTATGGAGCAAGCGCCGAATAGCTCAGCGAATGGACCTGTTTCAAGCGCGCTGGCGTCGCAGGCGGGTCAACCGAAATACACGCTTAACCCCGCTCAGCCTGCCGGGGCGAATAGCAACAATTCCGCCAACAGCAATCTGCAAACGATAGGGACATTGGCGAAATTAGGTAGCGATGCGGCTCCGTATGCGGCGGATGCAGCAAGCTCTATCGGCGACGCGTTGGCGATGGTCGCGCTCAAGAGTGGTGGCCTTGTCCCTCGCGAGCATCACGCGGACGGCGATAGTGTTGGGGATGACAATATCAATCCGCACGGCGACGCTCCCGTTGATGACGCGCTTAGCCCGGAGGCTATGATCGCGCGTCAGCGAGTGGGTGGCCTTGCTCCTCCTTCGGCTCATTCGGAAGCGGCGCCCAAAACTTCGGACGGGATTTCGGGCGCTAACGCTGGCTTTTCTCCCCTGTCGCCGATGATTTCTCCCGATGATGTAAACGCACAACCAACGCCTGACCCGGACAAGATAGCGCCGGGGCCGAAAGATATTCCCGTTCCGCCCGATGCGTTCAAGCGTCCCGCGTCTTCAGCGGCTGGACTTGCTCCTCCCGCTGCGGCAACGGCGAATGTTGCGCCATCGGCTGCGCAAGCTGGATTGGGCGCATGGGCCGCTCCTACCTACGATGGCGCGCGCCCGTCTACGGCTCCCGAGCCATCAGCCTATGGAACCGATCAGGCAGGGCAGGCCGCGTTCATTCGTGATTATTCAATCTATCGCGGTGTGAAACCTGAATTTGCGCTTGGCGTCGCCAACACAGAAGGACTTCGCGCCATTTCGCCGAAAAACCCCAATGGGGCAAGTTCGGTCGATATTGATCCGCAGACCGGAAAGCCGTTTTCGTTCGGCGCGTTTCAACTCAATGTGCGTAACGGTCTCGGTAACGAGGCGATGGCGAAAGGCATTGATCCGACAAACCCGGCTCATGCGAATTTGGCAAATCAATTCGCTATCGACCAAATGGCGACGGGCGGCCTCAAGCCGTGGCGCGGCGACGCTGTGGTAAAAGCATATCAGCAAGGGATAAACCCCGCGCCGGTCTCGAATATGGGGGGTGGCGGCGGTCAACCGCAAGCTACTCCCGCGCAACAGCCCGGCCTTTTCGACAGTCTCGGCAAATTCTTCCACGGTCAGCCTGACGGTCAATCCGCCACGAACGGCGGCATGGGTGAGCGCGCTCTAATGGGCGTGCTGAGCGGCCTTGGCGCGGTCGGAAGCTATCGCGGGCAGTCCGTTCTCGGCGCGGCTCTACAGGGGCTTGGCGCTGGAGCGAAGGGCTATATGGATGCAGGCAAGACGCAGGCGGATATCGCTCGCGAACAGGCCGAGACGCAACGGACAGGCGTCGCGGCGGCTCGCGAAAGCGTTCTCGATAATGGCATGATCCTGAACCCGAAGGGCAATCTAGGGGTTGTTGACAAGAGGATTGCGACAACAGGCGTCCCGCTCATGGGCGGCGTTCCTAATGCGGCGAACAAACAAGGGGATTCAACTACAGTCAACCCGTCTGTGACGCCGCCTATTTCTGCAAGTGGGATAGACCTAAGAGGCGTAGGTTACAATAGTGACAGCGCCAATCGAGCTAAGAACGAGGTTTTGTCTGGACCCCAGGCTCCGCATGATATTGCTCAATCCGCCGCTTATTTAGACAGTTCTCAGAAAGCCTCCCAAGCAGCTCAGGAAACCTCTGGTTACACGCGAACGATGGCGGCAACGCTTGCGGACGCTTATCAGCAAACCGGCATGAACGCCGCTGGTCCGACGTTCTCAATGCGCGCCGGATTTACCAAATACGCTAATGAACTCGCCTCCCAATTTGGGATGGGTAACGGCTATTTCGGCGAAGGCGACAAGGGCGCGGCTCTTGAGGCCAAGATTAACGCTTTGCAAGGAGCGGCTAGGGCGCAAGGAGCCGACGAACACACTCTTGGCGCGCTGAACGTCTTCAAGGGCGCTAACGCGAGTTTGGATCAACCGCCAGAGGCGTCATCGGAGATATCCGCTCGCCTGATGACGGATCAAATGCGGGCTCAAGATCGATACAAGCATGCCCTGCAATGGAAATCCGACAGCCCAATGGGAACATCGTATGGAGCGGCGGATGATTTTTCAGATAAGAATGGTCCCCAGAAATACGATTTAGAAACAAAAGAACTGCAAGATCTTATGTTGAATAAAGGACAGGCCTTTAGCAAACTTACATCGGGTAAATATTCACCGCAAGTTATAGATAAAGTTTTGAGAGCCAATAATGTTGATCCTAATCTAGCGCGTTATTTTGTCCGAGGCGGCAATGGCGGATAGCGAAGATTTCGACGAACTCAACGCCGCCTTTCAGGCCGCTCCCGCCGCCAAGCCGGCGCAAGGCAAGACTGCGCCACAAAGCGACGCCGCGCCCAAACAAGACGACGAAAGCGATTTTGACGAACTTAACAAGGCGTTCAATGCACCTTCGCCGGGGCCAAAGCCTCCTGTTACGGGAGACAAGAGCGCGACTGCCGGGCCTACGCCAAAAACACCCGGATGGGGCGACGCGCTGACTTATGGAGTGGCTAATTCAGTTCCCTTCGCCCATGACATAGGCGCGGCTATTCAGGCGGGCGAAACATATTTGCCGAAATGGGCCGCTGTTGATAACATCGGGGAGACAAATCCGAACACAAGTTTTTCTGATCGTTTTAGCCAACAAAAACAGCGCATTGAGGCTGATAATGCAAGAATTAGCAGCGCGTTTCCTATTACTAGCATGGTCGCGCCAGTCGTCGCGGGCGGATTGGCGTTACCTATTGACGGACCTGTTGCAGCTGTTGGTAACGCTGCTCGTGTCGTGGCTCCTCGTTTGGGCAGTCTTGGGGCCGCTACATTGGGTTCGGGCGTCGTCGGGGCCGGGCTTGGCGCAGCCTATGGAGCCGGCAACGGCGATACACTTGACGATAGACTAAAGAACGCGAAATCCGGGGCGATGTGGGGCGCGGGGTTAGGTGCGGTCGCGCCAGCGGTAAGCGAGGCGGCGGGAACCGCGCTTTCCAAGCTTGGATTGACTAGCCCAAAATCTGAGGCAGCAAAAGCCATTCAGAGCGCGCGCGATCCGAGCGCGGCATTGTCTCCTAACGATATTTCTAACGCTATTGACGCAAATCAGCCTGTCACCGTTGCCGACGCATTGGGCGGCGGACAACTTCGCCGATTGGCTGACAAGGCCGCCGTAGGGTCACCGGAGGCGCAGCAAACAATACGAAATGTTGTTGAATCTCGGTTCAACGAACAAGGGGATAGGTCTCAAGCTTTCCTGCAAAATCTCTTTGGTAGCAATCTAAATCCAACTGAAATAATGGATGACCTGTCCTCAAAAGCGAAGGTCGCCAATGCTGCAAATTACAAAACGGCTTTTAGTTCTCCTAACGCGCAATCGGTTTGGACGCCCGATCTAGAAAACCTAATTCAATCTCCGTCCGTCAAAAAGGCGATAGGAGACGCAAATCGCGTAAGCCAAGAGGAAGCCGTACTACAAAGAGCGCAAACAGGAGCTTCTGGCCCGATAGTCAAAAATCCATTTGTTACGGATGCAAACGGCAATCTTACGCTTCCGCCCGGCACTACGCCAAATCTGCAATTCTGGGATATAGTTAAACGAAATTTGGACAGTCAATATGATTCATCTTTAACGGGGTTGGGAAAACCGACCAATGACTCAAGGTTGATTGGATCGTTGCGCACAGCATTGGTTAACCACTTGGACAATGCCGTTCCTGAATATGCACAGGCTCGCGCGGGAGCGGCGGGTTTCTTCGGAGAAAATGACGCCTTCACAGCGGGTCTAAAATATCTTGGCAAGAAAAACGCCTTGCAATCTTCGCAATCCGATGCAGCGCTTAACAGCCTGAACTCTACGCAAAAGGCGTTATTCAGCCAAGGCGTCGCGGCGGATATGGCGCAGAAGGTGACGAACGCTAACGCGCGGACGAATGCTCTCAGACAATTCAATGATCCTGCAACGGCAGGAAAACTCAGAAACGCACTTGGTCCTTATGCCGATAAAGTTGAAAGCTTTCTTCGCGTCGAAGACCGCATGGATCAATTGCGCCAATCGCTAGGCAATTCTCTGACGGGTCAGCGATTGACGGACCAAGGACATGGTCCTCAGCCGTTTGGACATGGATTTATCGGGTCTGTAGCTCAATCCCTCGGACCAACGGCGGGAGGCGCGTTAGTTGGCGCGGCGGGAGCGCATGAAGCAGGCCAGGATATGTGGAAAGGCGCGGTTGCGGGCGGCGCGTATGGGTTCGCCGCACAGCATGGGACTAATCATCGGCAGGCCATAAACGAGGCCATAGCAAACATGCTCATGGAGGGAAATCCCGCAAAGATTGCCAACACTACCGCCGCAATCGCAGCAAAACCATCTTTGATGAGCGCGCTACGTGGCTTTGTCCCCCGTGCCGCCATTGCCGCGACATCATCGCCAAACAACAACCCGCAACCACAAGGCCAATTGCAGCCTGCATATGCTCGCGGCGGCTCCGTCAAGCGCAAAAAAACACATGAAGAACTAGTTTCTCGCCTAATGTCCGCCTCGGAAAAGGCAAAAGCCGCGACAAAGCGCGAAACTAAGGCTATACTCGGCGTGCCTGACAATACCGTCGCAAAAGCCCTAGAAGTTGCGCAAAAGGCAATATGACATGAAACGGAACTTGTTCAAGGCGCTCGCGCTCGGTGGCGTATTGCTGGCGGCGATGATGCTGTGGTTATCGCTTGGCGAGGCGCAGATCGGCCCCGGCGGGAGCGTTGGCTCTTTCCAATCCTTTCTCTGCACCACGAACGGCACGGCGACGACATGCACGGGATCAGGCGCATTTACGTGCGTGCCAAGCGGCAACAACTCTGTTTGTACGGTCCCGGCCACAAGCCAGGGCATCGTTTACGTCGATCAGTGCGGGGGCGGTGGTGGAGGCGGCGGGGGACAAGCAACCCCTAGCACAGCAGGCGGCGGCGGTGGGGCATCGGCGGGCTGCGTGATGGCCTATCCGTTATTGGTCACTCCTGGGGCTACGCTTACGAATACCGTTGGCGCGGGAGGGGTGCTCGGGGCAGCAGGATCGAACGGAGGCCAGGGCGGCACTACGACCCTTACAGGCTCCACTGGTTTGGGTTTGCAGACGCTTGGCAGCAACGGGGGCTTGGCAGGCGCGGCTGGCGTCGGTGGTGTCGGCGGTGCATCACGCGGGCAGGGTCTTGTCGCGGGCGGGGCGGCTAACACTTCGGGGACATCGGCTAACGTTTATTACCCCTTTTCCCCTGGCAGCAGCGGCGGCGGCGGGTCAAGCACGGCTGGTACGGCTGGAAATGGTGGCGCGTTCCTCGGCAACACGTCAGGTTTCGGCGTGGCGAACGTTGTCTCCGGAGGCGCTAGTGGTGGGTCAGGCGGCGGGGCCGGCGCGGGCGGTGCGGCATCAGAGTTCGGCGCTGGCGTAAGCGGAGCAGCCGGGGGCGTGGCCTGCTCTGCGTCTCCGACGTTCTACGGCTACGGCGGCGGCGGATGCGGAGGCGGAACTAACGCGGCGGGCGGCCCAGGCGCAAACGGATTCATCCGCATTTATGGTGTTTGGTGATGCTGACGCGGCGCGGGCTCATCGCCGGATTGGGCGCGTCGGCATTTGCGGAACGGCTCCACGCGCAGACCGCGCTCGTGATGGCAAACTCGCGTGCGAGAGGCCAAACGATCCGTCCGCGCACTTATGACGTGGTAGTCTACGGCGCGACGGTCGCAGGGATCGCGGCGGCGAACGCGGCGGCTCAGAACGGGATGCGCGTAGCGTTGCTTGAGCCGACTGCATATCTCGGCGGCATAACTGGCGCAGGCGGACTGGGGGAATTCGATATTGCGGCGGCGTCTAGAACAAACATTGGAGGCACCTTCTGGCAAGTGCTCCAACGTATAGCAATCTTGAACGGCACGGCAGGGCAACCAAACTGGCCGACGACTGCGCCGCCTTCGGCGACCTCGACCGATGCGGGTTATTTCCCGCCCAGCATGCTCAACATGCAGCCAATCTATTGCAAGCAGGCAATAGATAATTTTTGTTTCAATCTCTACAACGTGGACGTTTATATTAATGCGGCATTGGTGACGACAGGTGGGTCGGTTTATCCCGCCGTCATTATGTCGGGACTAGCAATCACCGGCCTATTGACGCAACTCGGGATCGTCACCGGCTCCGTGTTTATAGATGCAAGTTACGAGGGTGATGTTCTCGCGGGCGCGGCGGCGCAGAGCAAAGCGTCGTACACTTTCGGGCGCGAAAGTTCGGCGCAATACGGCGAAAGCCTCGCGGGCGTGGCGAAGGCGTCGCCGAGCGGGTATGGCGGGACAGTCAACTACCTGTCTGGCGGGTTGCCGGTTTTCCCTTTCATTGCAAATACCGGCGCGGCGAATGGAAGCGCAGATGCGTTAATTCAGTTCGCCGGGTTTCGCCCAACGATCCAGCCGATAGCAAATGGTGGCGTCGCGTTTACGGCTCCTGCTGGGTATCAGGACAGCGCATACGCATGGCTTGGCGCGGTCTGCAATGCAGCGAGCTACACGACACTTGCGCAAGCGTGTAGTCTTACGCTGATGGGGTCGAACAAGTATTGCGCCAATAATTTACTGCTCGACTATTTCAATCAAGACAATGGCTACGCGGATGGAACACCGGCACAGCGCGCTGCGATTGTCGCGGGCCATAAGGCGTGGACGCAGGGGTTTTTCTACTACGTCGCAAATTCGCCAAACGCCCCTGCAGGGCTAAACACTAATGCCTCGCTATTTGGCTACGCTGGAACAGAGTTTGTGGATAATGGGAATTTCCCATACCAACTTTATGTTCGCGAAGGCCGACGCATGGTCGGCGAATACGTGATGGTGCAAGCGGATACTGTTGGCGGAACTTCGCAGGCACACTCAATTGGCTACGCGACCTACGCTTTAGACAACCATCCATCTGCCTATTACGCCTACGCGCAAAACCAAGGCATCGTTGACTCGATCACAGGTGACGCGACACGAACGAACTTCAAGCTTCCTATGGAAATCCTGATCCCGCAGGCGGGGCAATGCACGAACTTGCTCGTTCCGGTCTGCGCCTCGGTTTCGCATGTCGCGTGGCAGGCAATGCGCTACGAGGCGCAGTTCGCAATCATGGGCGACGCGGCGGGCGTCATGGCCGCGTCGGCTGTGACGGGCGCGAAGTCGGTTCAATCGCTTGTCTATGCGTCCGATGTGTCGCCGAAACTGACGACTTTGGGAGCGATATTCTGATGCGCGGCATCTCATATCTCGCATTCTTGGCCGTTCTCTTGTGCGGTCAGTCACGCGCCTCGACAGTCTACACTTGCGTCGCCGGAGACAACAGCGCGGAGATCAATGCCGCGCTCGCATCAACGTCCGTGACGCTGATCGGTCGCTGTCACGTCGCGAACCAAATCAACGTTCCGCAAGATGAGTGTCTTGTGGGCGATATTGGCGACGCGACGATTGACGTAGACTCGGATTTCAACCCGTCCGCGATTGGTGTCATCACAC